GGTGACGCATGAACCAATTAAACCACATACCATACACCGTTGATTTTGACGCTATATGGAACGCGCGGTACATTGAGCAAGACGCGCGCAATGCCCAAAATTTAATTAACAATTTACCCAGAGGATACCAAGATGAAAAAACAAACAATATTAAAATAAACCCACGAAAAGAAATTAAGCGAATTACAGGATAGACTTGATGATGCCCAGCGCGTTATTGGTAATGTGCAGGGTTTATTGTTTGCTGCGCTTAACCGTGTAGCCGGCAGCAAGACAGAAAAAACCACAACAGGCAGGGGCGCATACGGCTGCCGCAAAACAAAGGATTTATTTAATGGAACAATTTGACAAATACGACACAACCGATGTGCGGCCAAGTAAGGTGCGTGGGGTTCTGCGCCGGCTGCACCATTACATTGAGGCTCACGACAAAGGCGACAAAAACAATGTGGACGAGCATGCCTATGGTGTTTTACTGACTGGTAGCCACATATTTTACAAGGTGCTTAAGAAATACCTAGAAGACACACCGTGCTGCCATATATGCGATGGTAGCGGGTTTATTGTTAAGCCAGATTATAACCCAGATTTTAGCGATGAATACTTTGATTGCGATTGTGGGCAGGAGCTAAACACGCCAACATTAACACCCATGCAGCAGGCGTATTTAGCGCAGCATGACGCGCTTAAGGATGTAATGCACGCAGTAGACTACGAAAAGCTGGACACCGTTACGCAGGACGCTATAGCAACAGCTTACAAGGCAGGTAAAAAATGGCTTTAAGATATTGGATTTTAATTATGGTGTTGGTGGCTGGCTGTTTATGGCTGGCCGCACCAAGCGCAGAGGATTTGCAAAAGTGCCAAGGCGCTACTGGTTGGAGTAAAGAGCGCTGCCAGGTGTTTTTAAGTTGACCTTTACGCGCTTACAGCATATATTAACAAAAGAATACCCAAGGAGGCGTGGCACATGCTACTTAGCGCCGTTGACACAGGGCCGAGCCGGACTTGCAGTGTGCCGCAAGAGCCGGACATTTTAGGAAAATAAATGCAAATAATTGACGCACAAAAAGAAAAAGAACAACGCACAGCAGACGCCAAGGCTTTTATTGCGCGTATGCTGCCCGGCCGTGCCATTCCTATAAAGGCATTTTTACTGGCCAACGTAAGCATTATGGCTTTGCAGGCAGGTGTGCATTATGCAGGCTAATGAATTGAAACAAATACGCGCCACGCTTGGCTTTAACCAAACAGATTTTGGTGTTGCGCTTGGCTTTACGCCAAAGGGTGCGCAGCGCAGTGTGCATGCACTTGAGAATGGCCGCCCCATTAAAGGCACTGTGGCCAAGCTGGCGCGTATTTTAGAGCAACAAAACACCACCACACCACAGGAATAAGCAGTGCAATGGCCGCCGGATTACACAGCCGAGTTTAACCGCCGGCGCAAGCTTTTTAAGTTCCTGGCAGGCGACCCAAAAGAATGGGAGAAAATAAAGCCTTTTTACGCTAATGGCGTGCAGGGCTGCATTGCGTTTATCAACGACTTTTGTGTTACCGTTAACCCGCGGAACACAGCCCCTAAAATTAAAGTTATGCCGTTTTTGCTGTTTGATAGGCAGCAGGACTTGGTGCAGTGCATTTTGCAGTGCATAGATGATGGCGAAGGCATGCTGTGCGAGAAGAGCCGCGACATGGGGGCAAGCTGGGTGTGCTGTGCCATAAGCGTTTGGCTGTGGCTGTTCGTGCCTGATTCCTCTGTGGGTTGGGGTAGCCGCAAAGAGCAGCTGGTTGACCGCCTTGGCGACATGGATTCGCTATTTGAAAAAATAAGGACAATAATTTATTACCTGCCGCCGTTTATACTGCCTGCCGGCTTTGACCGGCGCGCCCACGCCACGTTTATGCGCATAATGAACCCAGAAAACGGCGCAAGCATTACCGGCGAAACCGGTGACAATATCGGCCGTGGTGGCCGTAAAACAGTTTATTTTAAAGATGAATCTGCCCATTATGAGCGCCCAGAAAAAATAGAGGCTGCCCTTGGTGATAACACGGATGTGCAGGTTGATATTTCGAGCGTTAATGGCACGGGGAATCCGTTCCACCGCCGGCGCAAAGCTGGTGTTGTGTGGCGGCCGGGAATTGAAGATATGCCATCAGGGCATACGCGTGTATTTATTTTAGATTGGCGCGACCACCCAGAAAAAGACCAGGCTTGGTACGACGAAAAACGCGCCAAAGCAGAGCGTGAGGGCTTGCTGGTTGAGTTTGCACAAGAAACAGATAGGGATTACAGCAACAGCAAAGACCGTGTAATTATTGAGCCAAAATGGGTTAAGGCCTCTATTGACGCACACCTTAAGCTTAAGCACCTGGGCGATTTTACCGGCGCAAAGCGCAGCGCGCTGGATGTGGCAGACGAAGGAATCGACAAAAACGCGCAGGCCATGGTGGATGGTGTTATTTTAACCCATGTGGAGGATTGGGCGCAGGGCGACACCAGCGAAACAGCTGCGCGTGCGGTTAACCAATGTTCTGCGCATGGTGCGTTTGAATTAAGCTATGACTGCATTGGCGTTGGTGCAGGCGTTAAGGGTGAAACCAACCGCATGAAGCGCATGGAGCAACTGCCAAAAGGGCTTAATATTATACCGTGGAATGCAGCGGCCAGCGGCAAAGCGCTTATTGACCCAGATAAAAACCTTATTATTGGCGATATAAACACGCCAAAAAACAAAGATTATTTTACCAGCTTGAGCGCCCAGGCTTATTTTAAATTGGCGCAGCGCTTTTACAAAACATACATGGCTGTGACGCTTGGCCGTAAATATAAACCAGAGGAGCTGATAAGCATAAGCAGCGATATTGTAGAGCTTGACAACCTGGTAGAAGAGTTGAGCCAGGCGACACAGGGCGAATCTGGCACAGGTAAAATGGTTGTCAATAAAAAACCTGCTGGCACAAAATCGCCAAACATGGCAGACTGTGTAAAGATGGTCTATTGCCCAGTACGCAAAGGCGTTAATTATAACAAATTGGTAACAATGTAATGGCAAACTTAAAAGATATTATAAATGGTGATGGCTGGAAAAACCTATTGAGCAGCCTTGGTGGTGGTAAAGATAAGACCACAAATACCACGCATGGCACTGGCGAGCTGCTTAGCCAAACAGACTTTGAAACCCTTTACCGTTACACTGGTTTTGCCAAAAAAGCTATTGATATACCCGCCTACGAAATGACCCGCCAATGGGTTGATTTTACCAACGACACCAAGAAATTAAGCGAGCAGGCCATGACCGCCGTAAAGGCCAAAAAGCACCTGCGCGACACTGTTAAATGGGGCGATTTGTTTGGCGGCGCAATTTGTATAATGGGCATTGATGATGGCGGCACACTTGAGCAGCCGGTTAATGAAAACGGCATACGCAACGTGGCTTGGCTACGTGTTTACGACCGTTTCCAAGTGCAGTGGACAACAGCAGATATTAACGCCGACCCCGAATCCGAATATTTTGGTGAGCCTGAATTTTACACGGTTAACGCTTACAATAGCGGCGTGCAATTCCGCGTGCATGCCAGCCGCGTGCTGCGTTACGATGGCGGCGATATACCAGACCGCAGCCGGGCGCGAAATAATGGCTGGGGTGATTCGGCGTTGCAGGTTATTTACGAAGAGCTGCGCCACCATGGTATTATAAGCCAAAGCGTTGTGAGTATTATGGAGGATTTTGTGCAAACGATTCTCAATATCGACAACCTTACAAATATGATTGCCGATGGCCAGGAAGACGTTATTAAAAAACGTATGGACATTTTGGATTTAAGCCGCAGCGTAAACAATATTGTTTTGCTTGATGGCGAAGAAAAATACAGCAAGCAGAGCAGCAGTGTTGCCGGCGTTGGCGATATTATGGGTAAATTTATGCTGTACCTTAGTGGCGTTACAGGCATACCGGTTACAAAATTATTTGGCCAAGCGCCAGCCGGCTTAAGCGCCACAGGCGAGTCGGATATACGCAACTTTTACGATGAAATGAAAAGCAGGCAGGAAGAGGTATTGCTGCCTATGCTGCAAAAGCTGCACCGTTACATTATGCTTGCACGCGACACAGGTTTTGGCGGTAAAATTGACACCGAGATTGAAATAAAATTTAAACCCCTGTGGCAGCTCACCGATGTGGAAGAGGCTACACGCCGCAAAACCATTGCTGAAACAGATAAAATATACGTTGAGGCAGCTGTTGTTTCACCGCAGGAGGTTGCCGTAAGCAGGTTTGCAAACGGTTACAGCCCGGACACTGAAATTGATATTGAAAACCGCCCGATTGAGCCAGATGCAGATGAACCGAAAAACCCAGAAAAACAGTAAGTTTTTAGAGCAAGTACGCCAACGCAATGCCCAGCAAGGCCGTAAGGGTTTGCGCCGCCGCGGTAAACGCTGGCTGCACCCTGTGGCTATTGAGCGCACATACCTTAATTATTTGGTGCAGCTGGTAAACGAAATGGAAGAGGCCGCTATTGCCAAGCTTATTGGCCGCCTGCCGCAGCTGCACACGCAAGCAGAAACCAATTTACGCACAGATGATTTTTTAGACGATATACGCCAAATAATGCAGGCGCTTTTGGTGGCCAGTGGCAGTGTGTTTAGCGAAGCCGAGAATGTAGCCGCAAATATTGGCTTGCAGATTGCTAATTTTAATGACGCACAATACCGCAGCATTATTAAAAGCACGCTGGGCGTTAACCCGCTGCAAAGCGACCCATATTTGCAAACCAGGCTAAAGGCTTTCGCCAGGCAAAACGCCGTTTTAATCAAAAGCCTACCAACCAACGCGCTTAAGGATATTGAGGGTATTGCCAGCCGCGGTTTAACCAACGGCCGCACAATAACAGAAATTGAGCGCGACATACGCAAGCAATTTGACACCACACGCGCACGCGCCAGGCTTATTGCGCGCGACCAAACCGGCAAGCTTAATGCGCAGCTTACAGAGGTGCGCCAGCAGCGTATTGGTATTAACGAATATATATGGAACGACTCGGACGATGAACGTGTGCGCAATGGCCATAGCGTGCTTGACGGTATGATTTGCTCGTGGGACGATGAAACAATATACCGCCGCCCCGGTACAACAAAATGGCTTAAGCGTAGCAGCATTGGCGGGTATATTGGCCACCCTGGTACAGATTACCAGTGCCGCTGCTGGGCAGAACCAATTTTGGAGGATATTATTGATGACACAAAACAAAAATAACGCGCAGTTGCTTGCATGGGCAGGCAATAAAATACGAAAGGCGCAAGAAGATAACGCTTATTGCACGGTGGTAGTACATATGAAAGCCGGCCAAATATTTAAGATTGAGCGCACAGATTCCTTTGTGCCACCAAGCGCCGGCACGTTGGTAAAAGAAACCGGCAGTTGACATTACCGTTAAAGTAAAACATAATTGACAGACTGGTACGCAAAGAATGTGGCCGCACGCCTTTATACGCATGCGGCTTTTTTTATTCACAAAGGCTTAAAATGAACGATATTTGCAGATTTGACAAAGGCCAAATAAAGGGCAAAGCGGTAAAAACAGATGAGGGTTATATACGCGCCAATGCTGTTGTTACGCGCACAGGTGTTTTCCTGTATATGAATCCCGATGGCACAACGCGCCGTGAATTACGCCACCCAGACAACGTATTTGCCGCAGAAAGCCTGGCAACGCTTAAAATGATTCCGGTCACTATTGACCACCCAGCAGAAAAACTGGTTACAGCTGAAAATGCCGACCGCTTAAGCGTTGGCACAACAGGCGAAAGTATTGATGTTGATGGGCAGCACCTATTAACCAGCTTGACAATTACCCATAAGGATGCCGTTGAAAAGGCAGATATGGGCAAAAAAGAATTAAGCCTGGGTTATACCCTGGACTTGGTAAAAGAGGATGGTGTTTATAATGGCGTACGGTACGATTACCGCCAAACCAATATTAAATATAACCACCTTGCAATGGTTGACCGCGCGCGCGCCGGCGGTGCGGCCAGTTTAAATTTAGATGCCGGCGATGCGTTGCAAGTTGATGCAGCACAAACACAACCAAAACCTAAAAAGGAGCATAAAATGACTAAAAAGGTTACTTTGGATGGCATTGATTACGATGCCGCGCCAGAAGTTGCCAATGCACTTGTTAAGGCCAATGCGCGTGCGGATGCCGCAGACAAAGCATTGACTGAAAGCAATACAGCTTTGGACAGCGAAAAGGCAAAAACAAGCACACTGGAAGCAGAGCGCGACACATTCAAGGAAAACGCAGATAAGGCTACAAACGCCGATGCAATCCAAGCAGCTGTAAAGGCACGCATGGAACTTGAGCGCACTGCCGGCAAGGTGCTTAATGGTGACGCAGCCAAGGATATTGCAAACATGGACGATGCCGCTATTAAAGCTGCCGTTATTGCTGCAAAATTCCCGGACGCAAACATTGATGGCAAAGATGATGTTTACGTACAAGCACGCTTTGACGCAGTTGCAGAAATGATTGCAGGCGATAAGACAGCCGGCGACCAAAAGGCAGCAATGGGTGAAATCCACGGCGATGGCACTAACACAGATATGGGTAAAAAGCAGGAAGACGCTTTCGAATCCATGAAAAACATGCACAAGAAAAAGAAGGAGGCATAAGTTATGTCGCAAACTAGCGCAAATGATTACGGCAATATTGCGAAAGCAGAAGCCGGGGGTAAATTTGATATTCGCCCCGATGTTGTAGCAAGCTTTGCAGCGGAGGGTGCAGTGCCTTTTGGTCTGGCTGTTACGCGTGGAACAGATGGTGAAAAGCAGTGCGATGTCGTTGACAACGCAGGCGATGAATTTGTCGGTGTTTCACTTAAACAACACACTGTTGTCCAAACTGGCGACACAGCACAATATGCTGACACAGACACCGTTTCTGTGCTGCAAAAAGGTGCTTGCTGGGTTGAGGTAACAAGTGATGTGGCTGCTGGTGCTGCCGCTTATGTTGACATTGCAAACGGTAAGTTTACCGATGTTGCAACTGACAACTTGGCTGTGCCTGGTGGGAAATTTTTAACAGATGCAGTGTCCGGTGACTTGGCCGCGCTTGCAATTAACTAGGAAAGGTTAAACCCATGAAAAACGGACAATACACTAACCTGGATGCAGCAAGCAGCGTATTTTTTACCCGCGAGCTGGAATCCATTAAATCGAAGACATACGATATTGTTAAAGCGCCTTTAAACGCGTTTGAGCTTATCCCTGTGGATTCAACCGTTGGCACTGGTGCTGAAAGCATCGTTTACCAACAGTACGATATGGTCGGTATGGCTAAAATTATCAGTAACTATGCTGATGATTTGCCACGCGCTGATGTAAAAGGGGCAGAATTTGTTGCTAAAGTTAAATCCATTGGTGATTCCTATGGGTACAGCTTGCAAGACATTCGCGCGGCACAGTATGCCGGCAAGCCTTTAAGCCAACGTAAAGCAAATGCTGCTTTGCGCGCACAACGTGAAGAGTGGAATCGCATTGCCTTTTATGGTGAAGCGGCACATGGTTTGCCAGGTTGGTTAACCAACGCAAACATCCCATCTTCTTCTGTTGCAGCGGATGGTGACGAAAATGGCGGCACAAGCTCAACAGAATTTCAGCACAAAACACCTGTGCAAATTCTGCGTGACCTTAATGCTATTGTTAACGGCATTGTTACGCGCACTAAAAAAGCAGAGCGTCCAAATACGCTTGTATTGCCGATTGACCAATACACGCTTATTAGTTCAACCGTTTTTGGCACAGCAAGCGACACCACTATTTTGGAAATGTTCCTTAAGAACAGCCCATACATTACAGAGGTGACAAGCGCGCATGAAGTAAGTGCCGAGGAGTTGGCTTTGAATGGTGTTACGGACTTTACCGGCGATATTATGATTGCCTACGACCGCAACCCTGATAAATTCACTTTTGAAATGCCACAGTTTTTTGAGCAGTTAAATGTTCAAGAGCGCGGCCTTGAATTTATCGTGCCTTGCCATAGCCGTGTTGCTGGTGTGATTATGTACTACCCGCTTTCACAGGGTATAAGTGAAGGTATCTAAGTAATTACTGGGGGCGGTTTGCGCCGCCCCCCCTTTTTTTTAAACAAAACGCGAAAGGATTTTACAATGTCAAAACATGTAGAAATCAAAAATAACCGCCCCCGCATTTACACCGCAAACGGCGTAACATTACAACCAGGCTTAAATACTCTAACTGCTGCACAGGCAAAAGAGTTTTTGGCACACCCGCACATTAAAATTAAGCAGGAACGTGGCATTATTGAAGTGCGCGGCGCTGCTAAAGCACCAACAGGCGATGATGCCGCAAAGCAGGCAGCTGCACAGGCTAAAGCCGACAAGGACGCTGAAAAGCAGGCTAAAGCTGCTGCCAAGCAAGCTGAAAAAGACGCTGCCGCTGCCGATGCAAAAGCCCTGGCAGAAAAAGAGGCCGCCGAGGCCACAGCTGCACAGGAAACAGCAGACGCAGAAAAAGCCGAAGCTGACGCCGCCGAGGCTGCCGCTGCTAAAGCTGCTGCCGAAGCAGACGAAGGTGAAGCTTTTGAAGAGCCACCATACGGTATTGCCGGCTTAAACGCTGACGATTCTATTGCTAAAATTAAGGTAATTGAAGATGTTGATTACCTTAAAGTTGTTGCTGGCCGTGAAGACCGCACAACCGTTGTTGCTGCCGCTGAAAAGCGCGTAGCTGAATTGGAAAGCAAATAAAAAATGACAGTTGATTCCACACTTTTGCTTGTTGCGCCAGAGTTTACCGACACAGATTCCGGTACACGCACGGCGATGGCCGGTTTGGCCGGCAAAAGTGTGGGCGCTGTTTTTGGTGACGATGAAGAGCTGGCAACAGCATATTTAACGGCACACATGCTTACAATAAGCCAGCGAGCCGGTAATGGTGGCGCTGTTAAGGGTTTAAAAGAAGGTGATTTAAGTATCACTTATGGCGATGGCGGCAGCATGCTTGGCGTGCTTGGCACAACCAGTTACGGGCAGGCATACCAGAGGCTTAAGAAAAATAAGGTTTTTGCTGCACGCACGAGGTCGGTTTGATGCAAAAAAGCAAAATCCGCGACATAGACCGGGGCTGGTTAAATATTAAAAACGAGGTTGCCAAGGCAAAAGACGCTGTTGTGCGTATTGGTGTTTTACAGGATGCTGGTATGGCCATGGAGCGCAACGAAGATGGCACAATAATGGAATCGGAAACCACGCTGGCCGAAGTTGCATATTACAACGAATTTGGCACGAGCCGCGGCATACCAGAGCGCCCATTTATACGCAGCGCGCACGATGAAAACCGCGATGTTTACACAAAACGCGCAAAAAAAGAATTTACAGCAGTATTTGCCGGCCGCACAAGCGTGCGCAACGCACTGGAGCGCCTGGGCGCTTTGGCGCAAGGGCATGTGCGCAAGAAGATTAAAACGCTTAAAAGCCCTGCAAATGCGGCCAGCACAGTAAAGCAAAAAGGCAGCACAAACCCGCTTATTGACACTGGACACATGCTTAAAAGCATTGATTATGAGGTGCGGCTATGAGTGCTTTTAATGTTTTCCGCAAGCCTTTAACCGTTAAGCGCCCATCTGGCGGCAGCTACGTTAACGGCGTTTGGGTTGATTCCGCGGAACCTACAGAAATGAGTGTTAAGGCCAGCGTGCAGCCTGCTACGACAGAGGATTTACAAAGCTTGCCAGAAGCGCGGCGCACCACAGGCGCATACCGAATTTACAGCAGCACTAAATTTCAAAGCTTAGAAGAAAACGCCAACAACCCGGATGTGGTTGTTATTGGCGAAAACGACTTTGAAATTGCCCAGGTGCAGCCATGGCAAAATGGCGTTGTGCCGCATTACAAAGCTATAGCTATAAGGGTGCAGCCATGACCCACGAAGAAATTAAGCAGGCAATTAAAGATTGGATTGATTTGGAGCTGGGCGGTAATGACCCAGCTGTAACCGTTATTGAAGCCAACCAAAACGCGCCACGGCCGGCGCTGCCATACCTTACAATACTGGTTACCAGCACGCCACTAAGCGAGCATTCAAACGTAAGCGCACCAAATAGCGCTGGCGATGCAAGCATTGAAAACACGGCCGCCATTATGGTTAGCCTGCAATGCTTTGGCGATAATTCCAAATCCATCATGGATGGGTTGAGAAGCTCGCTTGAAAAAGTGAGTGTGCGGCAGGCTTTGCGGGCGGCTGGCCTGCCGTATATACGCGCCTTAAGTGGTGTTACTGATTCGACGGAAACAGTTGGCACAAACTTTGAGTCGAGGGCGGGTATGGATTTGGAATACCGTGCGGTTATTGCTGTTACGGATAACATTGGTGTGATAGAATCCGTTGAAGGAACGGGAACTGTTGACACCGGCAAAAACGACAATTTAACAGTTAACTACGAAATAGGAGCATAAAATGACTGAATTAAG